TGAAGCTACTCCAGCTTGCCACCACATTTGGCATTGATCTAACCACCTTGCCGGACATCAACATCGGCACGATGCTATCCGCAGCGCAACAAGCGGGGGCGACGGAAACGGAGATTGCTAATGCCAGCGCTATCCTGTTGGCACTGGCAAAGGACGTTGAGGCTGAAAGCGGCTTGGTGTGGGCTGATACATGGCTGGCACTTAAGTCAAGATTACCGGGGTACTTGCAGGGTATAACATGGCAAAATACACAGATTTAGACGCAGATTTAACACAATAGAGAGAGAGGGAAAATATGGCAGATTGGGTTCAAAAACTTATTTTAGGGGCATTGATTAGTGTGGTTGGCTTTTTCGCGGCAATGACCTATAACCGGCTAACGAGTATTGAGTGTCAGATATCGAGGGTACAAGTCGACATCGCGAAAATGCGTATCCTATCTGCCGATGACGTGAGGCAAATTTGTCGGCTTGAGTATTATCGGCTGAACAACAACGGTAATACCGCTGATTAAAATCCTGCCTGACTCCCTCATTAGGGTAGGGTTTTAAGCAGGGTATTTTTGCCCTGCTTTTTTTTGTGGTTGTATGTTATACAATTGTATAGATTATGCATAGCATAGCGTGTATGCGCTACAAATGCGATTCTAGCGCATTTAGTGCGATTTAGCTATGGAGATAGTACAAATGTATTGAGACGTAAATTAGGGGGCATTATGTGCGATTACGACGATATCAGGGATTTGATAGAACAAGCAATGGCGTTTTTATCGGATTCTGAAAAAGTTTGGCGCTTCTGCTTTTGGCAAGTGATTGTTTGGCAAATCAATGATGTACCTACAGAGCTTTTTCAAACACTGTCATTGTGTAAAGATACGAGTTGGATTTACTGTCATTGTGTAAAGATACAACTGTCATTGCGTAAAGATGCATATATGATTTACTGTCATTGTGTAAAGATGCAACTGTCATTGCGTAAAGATGCAGTTGCATTTTCAGGGGGTTTTGACATCCCATAGAAGAAGATCATAGATGATTTTTTAATACATTGAAGAAGAATTTATATACGAATGCGACAAAATATTTTGCTTACGCAAAAATTTGTCATTTACCTCAAGCTTTTTCTTTCCTCTCAAAATTCTTGACAAAGAATCTAATACCTCTTCCAATATCTTCTCTCTTCAATACCTCTTTCAATATCTTCTTCCAATAATCTTCTTGTATTTTCCCTCTCAATTATTATGAACAAGAAAAATCAAGATTACTGAAAACACCCCAACAAGGGCACTGAAAACAATCAACTATCTACTGCAAACGTTCAACTATCTACTGAAAACACTCAACTATTTTGGATTTCCTGGGGGAAAAACGGCTCTAAGTATTATAAGTATATTAAGATACTTATAAGGGGGAGGGATACACGCCCCCCTCTCCCCTTACGGGGGGGCGGTATCCCCAATTAGCAATGAGTAGTAGATGTTGTAGATATTTCAGACTTTTTCAAACAGTCTTATTACGTCACCTACAACAATTTTGAAGACTGCAAATACGTCACCTACAACAATTTTGAAGACTGCAAATATGTAACCTACACACTGCAATTACGTAACCAGAGACTGCAAATATGTAACCTACACACTGCAATAATGTAACCTATATTTCAATTTTGAGGAGGGTTTTGCAAGTCATAATAAACTCTTGTAATCAACTCTTGTAATAAGATTGTAGATGAGATCGGGAAAGGCATTGCTAACGCAAACCTTTCCCACTACATCAAGCTTTTCATTCTTCAATGATTTTTGAACACAATATTTTTAATTAATACTAATTCTAAGACTAATTCTAAGACAATATTGAGAGACAAAAATACCGGACATCGAAAAACAAAAAGAGGAGATTGAGATTTAATAAAAATCTTCTGATGGTGATAGCAAAAATCTGTTTGTAGTAGTGCAACATTGTAGAAGCTTCACAAATGCGATTCTAGACACTTTAGTTCAATTTGGGTATACAGATACTATAAAGTGGTTGAAGTGGCAAATAGGCTATATTCTGCAAAGGCATTGATGTCTAAAGGATAAAGTATTAGTTTGATTGTATTCAAGTTATGATAATATTTCAAGAGCTAAAAAAAGAGATAGTTGGAGAAGAAATATTTATGCAAAAAATGATTGTTTAGAGAGTGCTTGAAAAATATTTTGTAAAATATTTTGTTGTTCATAGCCAACAACTTACAAACTATTTTAAGAAAAATATCGAAAAATCTCTGCATATTGCGTTTATATTACGCAGTAGTTGAGTATAATATAGATAGACACGGATATTTACACGGATAGCAAAGACAATATTGAGAGACAAAATATACGGACAAACGAAAAACAAAAAGAGGAAATTGAGATTTAATATTTGGTAGTGGGATAGACCGGATTAATTACCCGGTCGACAAAGGCTTTACTTGGTTCCCCTTTCCCACTTACCAATTTTTTTGAACGGAATCAAGATATTGGAGGAACTAAGTATGGAAGATATTAAAAAGACTTTAAGTGGTTGGGCAAAGAGTTTTGGAATTTCAGAGAGATTATTCTATTACAAACTCAAAAATGGTGAGATTGTCAATAACGGCAATGGCTATAAAAAATCAGAATCATACATTGAGCCAAAAAAAGTAGGTAACAGGGTAAAGCAATATCAAAAAGTGGAATATGTACGGATGCCAGATCACCCTATACTAATTGATGCACCTGTTGACGGAGTTTCAGCTTGGAATAACAATCAAAAGTTTTACATCATTAACTGGAAAAATTCAAAGCAAGTTGGTTTTACGTTTGAAGATAGATTAATGATGGGTGTGATGGACACAATGTTTCGTATGCAATCTTCTGAGGATAGATTGCTGAATGATAACGAAAAATTATCTTATCAAATATCGTTTGAAAGCATTGCAAGATTGTTAACTGGCAAGGCAGGGCGTGTTAAGACTGATGTAATCAAGAACATGGTTACAAATTTTGTGGCAAAGGTATATGATTGGTCAGAAAAAGTACAAATAATTACCGGCGAACAAAAAGACAAAAATGGTAGTACCGAAATTCTGAAAGAAAAAGAGTTGAGGTTTGGCAAAAACGACTATGTAATTAACGGTAATTTTGTAACAGTCAGAAAATCAGTTTTTGCAAAAACTAATATTTCGTTACTGGATGTAGATACAAAATATTTTGGTTTTGGGAAGAATTACGAGAAAAACATACTTGCCAAAGCCAATTTTGCTTATCGAGTTGCAAGAGCGAATTCAATTTGCAAGGCAAACGGTAAATCAAATAAGGAGATAGCAATCAAAAAAATGAGTAAAGTTATTGGTTATGATGTTAATTCGGTCTGGATGCGTAATTATTTACGGTACATGACGAAACACGGTGTAATAATTGGTTATGCAATGGCAAATGATGTGGTTAGGCTTACCAGCAGTATGACTGCCGAAACAATTAAAGAAGATGCAATTGCAGAAGCAGAAGCAGAAGAAAAAAAAGAAGTAAGAACAAGAGATAAAGAAGCAGAAGCCATAAAGAATAACTTGGAGTACACCGAAAATAATGTGGCGATGATTGTTGCAAAACTTAAAGAAGCAGAAGAAGTAGTAGAAGTTGAAACAGAAACAGAAACAGAAACAGAAACAGAAATTATAGAGCAAGAGCAAGTGCAAGCAGAGGGAGAGCATACCATGAGAGCAAAAATACGGTTTGATAGTTTTTCGTCCTTTTCGTCTTTTTTAGCAGATGATGCTACAAAATCAATGATGAGATTAAAATCTGATTTTGATAAGATTCTTTTTGATATTCAAAAAGAAAAAAAAGAAAAAAATGAAGAAAAGGCAGATACTCCGATTAGTTCGATGCTGGAACAGTGGAGAGCCAAAATGTCAGTCTGATAGGAGGGAAAGGCATGGATTTACAAGAGCACAGAAGATTATTCATTGATGAGTTTTGCAAAAGATATTTGAATCAGACAGGGAAAGAATATAATGAAAAGATAGACTATATTTTAGGTCATAAAATTTGCGAATTATGTGTAAGACTAGAGAAAGAACGTACTAATGCAAGCGAATATCTTGAGTGGATTTTTGATTATTATGTGAATGACAAATACTTTAAAAAGTATTTGCCTGTTACAATGGATCTCCTTGTTAAAATGTGGGTAATTAACAAATATATTTATGCTTTAGTAGAGGCTGAAAGGGCCTCTAAAAAACAGCGGAAGTTATTACAAAATGCGATGATAAGTATGTGAGTTGGCTTGAAAAGTATAAAAATGAAACCTGCAAGGCCTGGGAGCTTATTAAAAAATATAAGGATGGGGTGGTGAATGAGTGACAATCTAAAAAACCAAAGATGACTTGCTCAGTGTTCTCCTTGGGTTTTTTTCCTCCGGTAATTATTTACCGGAGGTTTTTTTGTTTATGTTTTGCATAATTTAAAAGGAGTACGATGATGATTTACAATCTAAAAGTGGAAAACGAAAATAATACCGGGGATATGGCTTGTTCGCCGGTTGATTATTTTGATTTTGGTCAAAAAACAAAAAAAATAGACATACGGGAGGATATTGGCGAGATTATCACTAAGGATGATGCTATTATTATCGGCGGTGGTGGATTGATTGGATATCATAGGGATTGGCATAGGCGCATACAATCCATCATTGACATCGGTTGCAGAGTGGTATTGTGGGGGGCGGGTAGCAACAGGCATTATGATTGTACGGACGATATACCAGCATTGCGATTATCGTCCAGATGTATGGTTGGCATACGCGATAGGGATAGTGCCAATTATCTGCCTTGCGTGAGTTGTATGTCGGAGCATTTTGATAATTTAAAAATCAATCAAAAACAAGGCATAGGGCTAATAGCGCACACAGAGAGCGATTTAAGCGCATTTGGGGCAAGGCAAGGCATTGACACTATAGATAACTCAAGAGCGCTTAAAGACGTGCTACAATTCATTTCTGACCATACTGCCATAATTACCAATACTTATCACGGAGCATACTGGAGTCAGTTGTTGGTGAGGCCGGTAGTGATTGCACAGCCATTTTCCACAAGATTTGACCATTTGCCGGTGCCAGTGGGCAGAGTAGATAAGCTGGATATGGATGCCATCAGGGAGCAGATGGTTATTGCGGAGGTGGATGAGGGTTTATTGGCTGATTGCCGGGAGCGTAATATTGAGTTTAGTGGTCAGGTTATGGAGTTTTTGCGTATTTTTTGATGGTTTTTTGAGGGCGATAAAAATTATTTTGAAAATATTTTATCGTTGATTATCAAGTACTTACGGCGGAAAAGAGAAAAAAAAGCAAAAAATATATGCATATTGCGTTTATTTTCCGCAGTAGTTAGTAAAATAGAGATAGAAGCAAGTGGTGATATGAGCAAGCCTCACCACTACAACACAAAAACAAAAAGAGGAGAACAAACAATGGAAACTAACACAAACACAATCGACATGAAAGAAGTATACGAATCGGATATCATATTGATAAACCTGGAGTGGGAAGATGAGAAGAAGATGATAGATATCATTACCAAGACCACAACGACCAGAATATCACTACTCGATTTGAAAAAGAAAAAATGGAAAAGAATCGACTCGGCGCCTGTTACATTGCAAGAGATCAAAGGATGCGTATACGTCAATTGCGATCTCGGATATTGGTCTGTAATTGCAACGGAAGATGGATCACTGCAAGCGGATATCGAGAATGGATACGACGAGTACAATATGAAAACAAAAATGAAATATATGGGCGAGGATGTAATTGCCATTATGCCGGTGGCAGAACGGCACAGAAGCGTAAATACGTCAATATCGCTTAATAGTTTTATCCGCGAATTGTGTGATCCCATATTACTATTCGCGGATATACGACCGTATATTAATGCGCTCAAAGAAACAAATCCGCAACAAAAAATGGAACTAAGCAGAGATTGTATGGATGTATGCACCTTATTTTTGGATTATGTACCACAGCCAGACGAAAAATCGGAAATATACACATTGGATGATATGTTGCGCATTGTCGACGAAACAGAGAATGGCATGCAGGATGATATCCACTGCGAACTCTACGATATTTTGACTGACGAGAGATGGGTAATACATAATTGAGGATGATTGATATGGGGATAGGCAATAGTAGCCATCCCCCCACAAAAAAATATTGAGAATTTTAAAAATTATTGAGGAGAAAAATTATGGAGCAAAAATTACAATGCGAGATTTGCGGTGATGAAATTATATGGAGTGGTATGGGGAGGAAGAAAAAATATTGTGACCATTGCTCAAAACTGAGCCAAAGACGATACAGCAAAGATTGGCACGATGAGCACAAAGAGGAACGCAAAGAGTATATGAGGGAGTATCTGCGCGAGTATATGAGAGGATATTACCAAGACAAAGACAACCTCAAAAAACACACCGTGAGGATGCGTACTAATTATCTTATCCGGTCGGGCAAGATCAAGATGCAGGAGCAATGTGCAATCTGTGGTGCCACCGATAACCTACAAAGCCATCATATATCGTACGATGACCAATTGGCGGAGTACGCCATTGTCACGCTTTGTCACAGTTGCCACAGCAATCTGCATAATAATAATAATGTAGTCTAAGGAGATAAAAAAATATGGAGATCAATATGAAATGTAAAGAGCCGATACCACACAAATTACTGTCATCAATCTATGACGGCAAAGGCAAGTGCGCCGAGTGCAGTTTAAACAAAAAAAAGGGTGGTACTTGTAATGGAAGAAAACCCTGCGTGAGATATACAACCAAGCCGAGACCATCAGCATTGCAATTGGCAATAGATGACGCGGCCCGGGATTATTATTATTATCAGAGGGAGTATAACGGCATGGAGAGGGCAGTCCGAAAAGCAAAAGCGAGGATGGAAGAAGCCAAGGAACAATTAGAAAAACTCATCGAACAAAACAAAGACAAAGACAATCGGGAGCTACACTGATGAAAATCCATACCAATATGTTAATATGCCAGACCACTACTATTAAGTTTGGCATTTTTTATTTCATCAAGAGCAATTTTTTTTCCAAAAAACACTATGAGATTTGGATAGGCAATATCAAGATATTGTGATGGATGAGGATACTATGGATGATGATGAATATACAATTGTAGAGATTTGTCAAAGACTCAAAATCCAAAAGAAGAAATGGATTGATATTGCCGGAACAAAGGATAACTACAATTTAAGTGAGATATATCGGGCATTATTACATTTATATCCAGTAATAGATGCCCAACAGATTATTGATTATTGGTGAGAGAGATTGAAAAAAAAATATTGGGGAAAGATATGGCAAAAGGATACATAGAGGAACCGGCATTATTTGGGCATGGTTTTGTAACTGGTTTTGGCGATGACAATTTTTGCGTCAAAATCATTGACAGAAATTTGGCAAATAAAACCATCATCAAAAATCACTATTCGCACAAAATCTACAATGCCTCCTATATCCATTTGGGTGTATTTATGCAAGATGAGTTTGTTGGGGTGCTCCAGTTTGGCTATGCAATGAACCCTGCAAGTGCTGGATCTGTGGTAGCAGATACGGAGATAGATGAGTATCTCGAGCTTAATCGGATGTGGTTGGATGATAAAGCCCCTAAAAACAGCGAGAGCAAAGCAATATCATATGCAATAAAAGTCATAAAGAGGGCATATCCAAAAATTAAATGGATACAGAGTTTTGCCGATGAGAGATGCGGAAAGTTTGGGATTGTGTATCAGGCCAGCAATTTTAAATATTACGGTGAGCATGAGAGCGATTTTTGGGAATACAAAGGCATTGTCTACCACAATATCCAGATGACGGTATCACCAGGGACAAGGAGATACAGCAGAGAGGTAGCGGAATTACAACAAAACAAAGATAAGGCAAAAAGACTACACCTCCGACAATTCCGATACATTTTTTTTATTGATAAAAAATCCGAGAGTAAAGCAAGATTACAGCAAAAGCCGTATGAAAAATGGTATAAGAATGAGGATAAGACAGAAGCAGAAGATAAAGCAGATTATGGATTATTGATGAGAGATTAAAAAAATATGAGAGGATAAATTATGAAACGAAAACGAGATGATAATCAATTGGTATTATCATTTTTTGATTTTGATGATGAAAAAGAAAATAATTGGGAAGAGCATTGGGATGGTATGCCAGATTGGGATCACGACAAAAAGGACACACCCTACAAGATTATTATTCGTTGCAAAAATCAAACAGACTGGATATCTCTGGGTGATCTACTATCAATACCATTATGCGATATACCAAGAGCGACAATATCAACATGGTATCCCAAAAAAAATAAAAGGGATTTGAAATCCTACAGAATAATATTGGAGGGAGACACAAGATGAATCCAACATATCCAATATACATCATATCGAAAGGTAGAGCAGATAGCCGCAAAACAGCAAGGAGTTTGGATTATCTGCAAGTACCATATAATATTGTAATCGAACCACAGGAGTACGATGATTACAATAAGTACATACCATCAAACAAGATATTAATATTACCTTTTTCGAATCTGGGTCAAGGCAGCATACCAGCAAGAAATTGGGTATGGGCACACGCCAAAAATACTGGTGCAAAACGACACTGGATAATGGACGATAATATATGGGGCTTTTATTATGCCAACAATAACGAAAGGATACTGGTATCTGATGGATCAATATTTAAAATCACAGAAGAATATGTAGACCGCTATGATAATGTAGGGATTGCTGGACTCAATTACAGATTCTTTGTGACAGACTCCGAAAATAAACCACCAATAACTTATAACACGAGGATATACTCCTGCATACTGATTGATAATAGTCTACCAATACGATGGAGAGGGAGATATAATGAGGATACAGACCTATGCTTGAGATATCTCAAATCAGGAGGATGTACAATATTGTTTAATTGTTTCTGTTGTGGCAAAACCGCAACGATGACAATGAAGGGAGGTAATTCTGACCATCTTTATCAAAATGACGGAAGAGAAAAAATGGCAGACAGTTTAATTGAACAACATCCAGATGTCGTGACAAAAACATGGAAATGGCATAGATGGCAACACCACGTGGATTATACACCATTCGCGCAAAATAAACTGATATACAAAAAAGATTATGACAAGAACAATATCACAAAATACAAAGCGACTAAAATAAAATTGACACAATCAGAATTAGAACAGTACGAAATGTACCTATGCACAAAAACAAAACAACAAGATAACCAATTATTATTATTTGATCATGACAAAACATGACAAAAAAAGTATTTTTAACGATTTTTTGACGAAAATCACCACCGGAAGAAGCTATTTGGTACGACTGTGAAAGAAACTGTGTTTGAAGATGTTATGGAATATATGAAGAGGTAAAAAATTATGGGCATTAGAGGTAAATCAAAGTCTGCAAAAGAAGTAGCCGCAAAGAATAAGGCACAGATAGCGAAGTTACAAAGAGAGTATAGTGCGGCAGGCAGGGATATCGGTAGTATCCCGAAAATAGAGAATAAGAAGAGAAGAAGAAAGTGCGAGAAGAGTTATTTGGAATTTTGCAAGACGTACTTCAAGCATTTGTTCACGGTTGATTTTAGTCCGAGTCATCTGTTGGTAATTAAGGAAATTGAAGAGGTGGCAAAGAAAGGTGGATTACAGGCTATTGCAATGCCGAGAAGCAGTGGTAAGAGTACATTGTGTGAGATAGGGTCTCTATGGGCTTTACTTTGTGGACATAGAAAATTTGTAATGCTGATAGGGGCAACAGAGAGTGCAAGCAGGGAGCAATTGGAAAATATCAAAGTAGAGTTGGAATTTAACGAGTTATTACAAAAGGATTTTCCGGAGGCATTATATCCAATTGCAAAATTAGAGGGAGTAAGTAAGAGAGCGCCGGGTCAGACTGCGAATGGTGGCGAAAAGACTAATATCAGCTGGACAGCAAATGAGGTAAGTTTCCCCACAGTAAAGGGAAGTAAGATTAGCGGTGCAACTTTGAGGGTAGCTGGTATAACAGGCCGGATCCGTGGTACAAAAAAGACTATTGCTGGTGGCGTTAGTATCAGACCTGATTTGGTGTTATTGGACGATATCCAGACAGAGGATAGTGCCAAAAGTACAATGCAATGCAATGAGCGGTTAAAGATAATTAACTCTGCGGTATTGGGATTAGGTGGAGCCAAAACCAAGATATCGGTGTTCTCTCCTTGTACGGTAATTAGCAAAGGCGATGTCGCGGATGTGATTTTGGACAGAAAACAATATCCTGAATGGAATGGGATAAGAATCAAGATGATGGAGAGTGAGCCAGTAAATAAGAAGTTATGGGAAGAGTACGAGGATATCGCAAAAGACAGCTTGCGTGAACTTGGTAACATCAGCAGGGCTACAGAGTTTTACAAGAAGAATCAAAAGGCTATGGATGAGGGTGCAAAGATTTATTGGGAGCAGAGATTTAATCCGGACGAAATTTCAGCAATCCAACACTGTATGAATTTGAAAATCCGGGATATGCGGAGTTTTCAAAGTGAATACCAGAATAATCCACTTACGGAAGAATATGGCATTACAGATAGACAGATAAGCAAAGAAGATATACTGGCAAAATTGAATGGTCTTGGTAAAGGAGTAGTGCCGTTAAACTGCGACAGGGTTTCAATGTATGTCGATATTCAGAAGGAAATCTTTTGGTATTCCATTGTTGCGAGTGATGAAAATTTTACGTCTGCAATTATCGAGTATGGGGCTTTTCCCGAACAAGGATTACCTATATTCGATTTAACCAATTTACGAAAAAGCTTATCTGATATCTATGGTGGCAGTGTAGAGGGTAATGTCTTTCGGGGACTGAAAGATTTTATTGAAACAAAATTGCAACAAGAATATATCCGTGAAGATGGTGCGAGTATGAAAATAGAGCGTTGTTTGATTGATGCCAACTGGAATGAATCAACGGAGAGCGTCTATAAGTTTTGTAGGGAGTCAATGTTTTCCGCAATTCTATTTCCATCTCACGGCAGGGGTATTACCGCTTCTGCTTGTCCGATGTCTCGATACAAATCAAAGCCGGGGGAAAAAAGAAATTACGATTGTATTCTTACAATGGGAGGAAGCAAAAACAGAAAACATATTTTGATTGATACAAACTCTTGGAAGAGCTTTTTGCAGGGTCGGTTTTTAACCCCGATTGGTGAAAAGGGATCTTTGACAATCTATGGAACAAATAAGACAAATCATGAGTTATTGATAGACCATTTGACGGCAGAGTATTTCATCGTTACTTCTGGTCAAGGTCGAACTTTGAAGGAGTGGCGAATCAGACCGGATAGACAAAGAAACGACTGGTGGGATTGTATTGTTGGGGCTTTGGTAGGATTGCATTTGTCCGGGTCAAAGTTACCGGAGTGGGATAACAAAGCCGAGAAGCAACGTATCAGCTTAAGGAGCGTCACCAATAGGGGTAATTTTGCGAATAAGGCTAATAGTAGTATGGATATACACGAAAAGACTAATGACGCTAAAAACACTACTACAACGCAATCTAGACGTATATCACTAAAAGAATTGCAGAATAGGAGATAAAATATGTGGAAAAGAGAGAACAGAGTATATCTGCCTGGTGCATTAGGCGACAATCTGATGCTGTTGCCATTTGCTTTATCTTGTGCGGGGATTACAAATGAAGATGAAATCTATCCGGCACTAGAATTGTACATGGATTTGTCAAGACAGCATTTTATCAGAGGAGATATCAACTCCCAGAATGCTGCGGCAAAAGTATTGGGTTGGGAGATAGAGTTATTCAAAATGCAGCCATATATCAAGGAGATACACTATCAGCCTTTTTTTGACAAAGAATGGATAAAGAATCAAGGCATACTTAACACAGATTATCAGCGGACAGTAAAGCAGATTGATATGGGCAAGGGAGATATCATGTGGCGTAATAATTGCCTACATCGTAATCTCAAATATTGGAGTGCAGACAAGCCGTGGTTGTATCTTCCAAAGGATAGTTTTTTCGAAAAAGAATTTGCAAATAAAATTGTAGTTAGTGCTACTCCGAGATATTACAATAATTTTGTAACCTGGCGAAGCCTACATAAGTATTCGGAGCATTGTGTATTTGTTGGAACCGACGCAGACAAAGAGGGATTTTATTGGCGTACTCATTTGGACATACCGCACTACAAGATTAATAATTTTGTGGAGATGGCATTGATTATTAAGCACTGTGCTTTTTTGATTGGCACACAAAGCTTTCCTGTTTGTTTGGCAGAAAGTATGAAATCAAATCGTATCATCATACAGGCTCCGAGTGTACCTGATGTAATACCTCATGGTGGCTGTGGTAATGCGGTAATTGACGAAGCAGATTTTGAAATAACATTAGAATTATATGTAGATGCTTTTTTGAAAAAATAAAATATAGGGAGGATTATTATGGAAGATAAATATGACCGTATGGAGATTGCTGATCTGCGAAAAGCAATCAAGAAGAAGAAAGAAGAAATAGAGATATTGCGTAGGGCAATTGTTGATCGGATAGAGGACATGAAAGAGTTGGAGCGGGAGATATTAGATAGGTTGGATATTGCATGATGTATATATTCTCTTTATTTTTACTTTGTTTGTAAATGCGTGTACACAAAAATATTTTTGGAAAAAATTATGCCAGAATTAGATATGGAGAAATTATTGCAGGATGTAGCCGAAGCTCCTGCAAGTGGTAGCGTGGATGGTCAAGCTTTTTCCACTCACAAAATTAATGATCTGATTGCGCTGGATAGATATCTTGCCACAAAAAAAGCAATGAGCAAAGGCAAATCCGGTATTCGAATTATGAAATTATCAGGTGGTAGTGTAAATGACTAAAGCTAAATCTAAAACTACTAAAGCTAAATCAGACAAACAACCTATATCATTGGCGGCACGGTATGATGGTGCCGCTACCACAAGATCAAATGCAAAACACTGGAGTTATGCCGATTATAAATCCGCAGATTTAGATTCCAATTTTGAAACCAGAAAGACTTTCAGAATGCGGGCAAGGTACGAAGTCCAAAACAACTCTTATGCTAAAGGGATTGCTTACACTATAGCAAGTGATACTATTGGTACCGGGCCGCATATCCAGATTGAGGGTGATGACTACACCACAAGACAAATCGAAAACGATTGGTCAAAATGGAGTAAGGCAATAGGTCTATCCGATAAGTTGCGTACTGCGAGATTTTCAAAATTAGTCGACGGCGAAGCATTTTTGCTTTTGACCACCAACGACAAAATCAATGACAAAATCAAACTAGATGTACAACTAATAGATGCAGATAGGATTACAAGCAATACTATTAGTTTTTCCGAAAATCTCATTGATGGGATGGAGATTGACGATAAGGGCAACGTAACAAAATATAAGATGCTGGAAAATCATCCAAGTGAAAAAATCACTACAAAAACAACTGACATTGACGCTAAATACATCATACATCTGTACGACATTTTGAGGCCGGGACAACACAGGGGCGTGAGTGAGTTATCACCTTGTTTAGATTTGTTCGGACAACTGAGAGATTATACAAGGAGTGTATTGACAGCCGCACAAACAGCAGCCTGTTTGACGGGTGTTATTCAAACTGATGCTCCTGCTGGTGGTGAGGCCGAGAGTATTGAGCCGATGGAGACAATTGAGCTAGCCAGTGGACAATTGCTTACTATGCCAGCCGGGTGGGAACTCAACATGACAAAAGCGGAACAACCCACTACCTCTTATGGCAGTTTCAAACAGGAAATTTTAGGTGAGATTGCAAGGTGCTTACAATGTCCTTTCAACATTGCGTATGGCAATAGCAACAATGCCTCTTATGCTTCAAGTCGTTTAGACTGGCAAATCTATCACAAGGCAATCCGATTGCAACAAAAGATGATGGCTGATAAGGCTTTAGATAAGATATTCGCAATGTGGTTTTCTGAGTGGCAACTTCAAAATAACCGCAGGGATGTAGTTGCTAATCATGTATGGATTTGGGATGGAATTAACGAACACAGTGATCCGTACAAGCAGGCTCATGCCGATGCAATTGAGTTACAGAATTGCACTACCAGTCTTTCCACAATTTATGCTCTCAAGGGCAAAAATTGGGAGACCGAAATCAAGCAGATTGCGAGAGAGCGTGAAGCATTGAGAAGTCTTGGATTAGTAATTGGTCAAGTAGTGCCAGACGAAAAATTATTAGAAGAAGATAATGAAGATATAGAGGATAAATCGAATGAAACAGAAAATGATCGAGATTAAAGCCTACGCGGAGGAAACCAAAAAGCCTGCAACCGTAAAGGGATTGGCTTACAATGGCGGTATCCTCGATGTAGGTATTGGTAGTGGTGTAGTACTGGATTTACAAGGACTGGAAATCCCCGACTCTATCCCACTGCTTGCTGACCATAAAAACGAAGTCGGTAATAAGATTGGCGACATCAAAGCAGAGATTATTGATAATGCCTTATGGATTGAGGGCAAGATTACGAGCGAGAATTTCCTTGCTCAAAATATTATCACACAATCTAAAGCCGGTGGCAAGTGGCAATTGAGTATTGGTGCAAGGATGACCGAGTACGAAGTGTTGGAAGAGGAAACCGAAATCAACGGGCAGATGATTGCAGTAGGTATGATTGTTGCCACAAAATCAGTATTACGCGAAGTAAGTATTGTGGCTATTGGTGCGGACAAAAACACCAGCTTAGAAATTGCCGCAAAAGCAGTTGTAGATATTGAAGGAAGAGAAACTAATAAACCTATAGGAGAGAATGTTATGGACGAAAAAATTAAAGAGAATGAAGTAAAAGACGAAGCCACTGTAGACATTCATGCCGCACTTAAGGCCGAACGTGATAGATATAAGGCTATCAAAGATGTCTGTGATGGCGATGTCGAAATTGAAAACAAGGCAATCGAAGCCGGTTGGTCAGCAGACCAGACTGCCAAAGCAATGTTGGATAAGATGAGAGCAAATAGACCCGCTGTAAATGTCAACGTCAAGGCCGAAGCCAATACCGACAAGACCATCGAGGCCGCTCTGATGATTCGTGCTGGTGTTGACGAAAAAGAAATCATCAAAGAATGTGGCGAACAGGCAATCGAGGCCGGTTACAAGGCCCGTAATATCAGTGTTAAGGATGCCGCTATTGCTTGCATCAAGGCAAGTGGTCAGAGTGTTGGTTTAGGTTTTGGTAATGGCGAAATCAAAGCCGCTTTCACTACCTCACTGCCGGGTATTCTGGGCAATGTTGCTAACAAACGTCTCCAGCAGGCTTTTGCCAGTTATAGTCCTGTTGCATTTAAATTGGCACAGACTGCCGATATTAACGACTTCAAGGCTTCCGAGATTTATAACATCGCTGATTATAGCAATCTTACCGAAGTCGCAACGTCTGGTAATGACACCGGCAAATTGGCCGCTGATAAGTTCGTCGAGCACAAGGGGACTAACCAATTGAAAACTTATGGCAAGATTGTAAGCCTTACCCGTCAACAGATCATCAATGATGATTTGGGAGCCTTCTTGAAAGCCGCTGATATCCTTGGTAATCGTTGCGCGAAGACCATTGACCAGCTTTTCTTTAAGAAGCTTTTGGCTAATGGTGCAATGGCTGACCAGAGTAATCTGTTTAGTTCCGCACACAATAACTTACTGGATATCACCAACTATGCTTTAGCCGTGGATAAGGTCAAACTGGCTATTGCTGAATTTCTGAAACAGACTGGTCTTGATGGTGAGCCGATTGGCGCAATGCCTAAGTATCTGGTTGTGCCACCCGAACTGTATTTCCTTGCAAAAGAGATTTGCGAGAGCACTTATATGGTCGGTGGCAGTGCAAAGTCTACCGCTATGAATCCTGTTGCCGGACTGCTTGAGGCCGTGCAGAGTCCTTACCTGTCCAACAGTACCTATACTGGGTATAGCGCGACTGACTGGTATCTGTTCGGTAATCCGATCGAAGTGCCTGCAATGGAAATTGGATTTTTGAAGGGGCAGAGCACACCTACTATTGAGGGGTCGGATGCCGAGTTTGATACCCTTGGTTACAGCTGGAGAGTGTACTATGATATCGGTATTGGTGTCGCTGATTATCGCGGTGTGCTCAAAGCCGGTACTGTTCCCGTCGAAAGTTCTTCTGGCGAGTAAGGATAATTGATAATTAGCGGGTGCGATAACATCAATCCCGCTATATTGGGAAGAATATGAATTATTTACAAAAATCCGCAGAATATATTAAAAAGATGAGGGCAAAGGCTACAGAGGTAGATATTACCCTCAATGATGTTGACTGTAAAGCCACTGTGGGTAGTACTCTATTCAAGAGCAGTGGTAATTTTGCTGGTGGCATATATGAGCGTTCGGTTGATTTTTTAATTGCGGTTGATGCTTTAGATGCTATGCCCACAACTGATGATGTGATTACCTGGAATGACAAAAATTTTGCCATCGTGTCTTACAATGGCGAGCCTCCTGTTAGATATTCTGATCCTCTTGAAACCACTTATCGGATACACTGCAAGGAGGTAGGAGGGGAATGATAACGACTATTGCAGACAGTATTGCGACACTGCTCAATGAGGGCACTGGGGAAGATGAGATAGTTGCCGTAGTGGATTATGTGCCGGATTTTAACTTGAGGGATTTGGATGAAAGGCAGATTGTAATCGTGCCTACTGGTTGCGATTGGGACAATCTTACGAGGGGCAAAGTGTCAAGGACTTATGTATTTGAGATAGGGGTCTTGCAGAGATTGTCCGGTGAGGATGAGATTGAGGATTTTTGCGAGTCTGTAATCAGTATTGGTGATAGGCTAAAAAATAGTATGATTGGCGATTACCGATGCATGTCGGTCGAAACTATACAATTGTACAATCCGAGTGATTACAAACAAAGTAAGAAAGCGGTTGGTGTATTGCGAGCGAGGTACAAGGGTTTATGATAATAGACATCAATGCGAAAATTATATCATCATTTGACCGTGTTGCCAAAGCCGCAAAAAAGGCAAGCAGCAAGGCGTTGAGAAGCTCCGGTGCATACTTGCGGAAGGTTGTGCAGAGCGGGATTAAAAAGGGTAAGATTAAAGACGGTGAGATGATACCGAGTAAGCCGGGTACACCACCGCACTACTGGCAACAGCCGGGGCTTAATTTCAAGAAGTCAATTCTTTTTGGTGTTGATGCGGAAAATGAAAGTGTGGTCGTGGGTGCAATTGCAGGTAGATATGGCAAGCTTGGCCAACTGCATGAGTTTGGCGGTAGCAAAATGAATAAGGTATGGGATAGAGAAACGAAGAAAGAAATCAGTGTGTTGGCGACTTATCCGGCACGGCCTTTTATGGCTCCGGGTCTGGCGAAGAGCAAAGATAAGATAAGCAAATTTTGGGAAGATTCAATAAAATAAGAAGGAGAAATTATTATGGCGAAAATAGGTATTGACGCAAAACTTTTTATCGGCGAAACCGGGACACAGCCTACGGTCGAGTACGAAAATGTACGAAACGTGACTATGAGCTTGGAGCGGTCAGAAATTGATGCTACTACAAGAGCGGCAGATGGGTGGGAGGTAATTTTGGCTGGTCTCAAAAAGGCAACACTGGAATTTGAGGCACTGCCTGATTCGAGTGACACAACCTACAACGATTTGCACACCGCATTTTTGGCTGGTACTACAAAGGCAATTTTCATCTCTGATGGTGATGGCAATGGTCTTGATGCGGACTGGACTATTGTGAGTTTCAGTGAGGATCAGCCTAACGATGAAGCGATTGTGGCAAAAATCAAATGCAGACCTACACTTGTTACCCGTGCT